CAGCCAGCAGTGCAACCAGCAGCGCCAGCTCGGCAAGCACATCAGCAAGCAATGCATCAAGCTCTGCAAGCTCTGCTTCAACATCTGCCAGCAATGCCAGCACATCAGCGACCAATGCGGCAGCCAGTGCAAGCACGGCCACAACACAAGCAACCAACGCAGCTGCGTCGGCCAGCAGCGCGGCATCAGCACAGAGCGCAGCAGAGGCCGCAAGAGACTCGGCCTTGGCGGCATACGACAACTTTGATGATCGCTACCTTGGAGCCAAGTCAAGTGATCCAGCACTAGACAACGACGGCAACGCATTGCTTGCTGGCGCTTTGTACTACAACACGACAGTCCCTGAGATGCGCCTGTACACCGGGTCTGCTTGGGTGGCGGCGTATGTATCTGGCGCTGGGTTCGTGGCTCAGTCATCATCGACTGGTTCTGCTTATTTGCCAGCGGGTACAACTGCACAACGAGATGGCACACCAAGTGCTGGCTATTTGCGGTTCAACAGTAGTCTTGCAAAGTTTGAAGGTTACAACGGCACTGCATGGTCTTCAGTGGGTGGTGGTGCAACTGGCGGTGGCGGTGACACAGTGTTCTATGAGAACACGCGCACCGTGACTACAAACTACAGCATCACCGCATCCAACAGCGCTCACTCTGTTGGCCCTATCACCATTAACAGCGGCATCACCGTCACCATTCCAAGTGGTGCAAGGTGGGTTGTGCTTTGACCTAAAGGAAAAATATGTCATCAGTAATTATTTCAGGAGACACCAGCGGGGCTATCACAGTATCAGCGCCTGCTGTTGCTGGTACAAATACGCTGACTTTGCCAGCTACCACAGGCACTGTGCTAGCTGATTCGACTGTGGGTGTGTGTCGTGCTTGGGTAAACTTTAACGGCACTGGTACTGTTGCCATTCGTGCGTCATTTAATGTGTCGAGTATTACTGATAATGGTACTGGCAATTACACAGTTAACTTTACAACTGCAATGGCTGATGCGGATTATTCATTTGTAGCCAGTTGCGGTAATGGTGATAACGCTGGAATGATGGCATCTCCTCAATCAGCCACATTTGCTACAGGTTCTGCACGATTTGTTACAAGGTATCACGATAATGGTGCGGCTGACAGTTTAATGACACTTGTTGCAGTTTTTAGATAAGGTGACATTATGAACTCAAGAATCATTTACCCAACTGACGATGGTGTTGCCATCATTGTCCCTGCTGAAACTGTTGAAGCGGCAATGAAAGATATTCCAAGTGGCAAGCCTTACCGCATTGTTGACGCATCTGACATTCCAACAGACCGTGAGTTTCGCAATGCTTGGACTGCTGACTTTACTGGCGCGGAGGTGAAAGCATGATTACCGTTGATTTAACCAAAGCCAAAGAAATTACCAAAGACCGTCTGCGGATGGAACGAGAGCCTTTGTTAGTGGCACAAGATGTTGCGTTTCAAAGAGCACTAGAAACAGGCGCGGACACCACAGCAATCGTGGCTGAAAAGCAAAGACTGCGTGACATCACCAAGCTGGCAGATTCATGCACAACAACTGAACAACTCAGAAACTTGAAAGCCTAATCATGTCAATACTTGTTTTAACTTCTGACACGCTGATTGGTACAGCAGCCGCTGGCAACATTGAATACAACGGTCAATTCTTTGGGACTGACAGCAATGCGTCACGGGCGCAGATGCAGAGGATTGTGAGAGGCACTGCTGTTGCATCTACCAGCGGTACAAGTATTGACTTCACAGCTATTCCTGCATGGGTTGAAAGAATTACTGTGATGTTTCAAGGTGTAAGCACAAGTGGCACAAGTTTTGTGCTTGTTCAATTGGGCACAGGTTCAACAACATACACAACATCTGGGTATCTTGGCGCAGTTAATAGCGCAAACTCCATCACTAATCAAACAACAGGATTCGGTGTTATTGGTCAACCAACAGCGGCTAATGTGTTGCATGGAAGCGCAACAATCACAAATATTACGGGAAACAATTGGGTGTATGCTGGAACAATATATTTATCTAATACCGCTGGCGGTGGTGGTGGCGCAGGTAGTGTTTCATTAGGTGCAACTCTTACCGCTGTCCGCATCACCACCGTCAACGGCACTGACACATTCGATGCTGGTTCAATCAACATAATGTACGAGGGTTAAATCATGAGCACAATAATCGATGGTTCAGCAAGCGTCACGATCAACTCAGGTGTGGTACTGGGGATTACCTCTGGCACTGCTGTTGCCAGCACATCAGGTGCAAGCATTGACTTTACAGGATTGCCTGCTTGGGTGAAGCGGATTACTGTGATGCTTAATGGCGTTAGCACAAACGGGACAAGTAATTATCTTATTCAGCTAGGTGCTGGTTCTATTACAAGTACAGGTTATGTGTCTGTTGCCAATAACGGTGCAGGATCAGGTACTACTTCAACAAGTGGTTTTGTTGTCACTAACGGTAATGCGGCTACTGATTTAACCTATGGTTTTGTCACTATAAATAGTTTTGGCTCAAATATATGGACTCAAGGCGGTAATTTAAATAACGGCAATTCTTGTAGGCTTAGTACCGGAGGAGTTACGCTTTCCGGTACTCTTGACCGAGTTCGTATCACCACAGTCAACGGCACAGACACATTCGATGCCGGAAGCGTAAATATCATGTATGAAGGATAAAAAAATGACACACAGACCACCACTGATGAGATTAAGGCGGCAATGCCATGACACCAGTTGAAGCACGCTTAGACACGCACGAACAGGTTTGCGAGTTTCGCTACGACAGCATCAACGCTCGGCTCAAACGCATTGAGCAGATATTGATAGGGTCATGTGCAGCCATCATTGGTATGCTGATGACGCTTGTTTTAAAGCTCTAGGGGCTGTAAATTGATCCGATCAGCATCTGTCTGCTTGCCGCTGGGCTGGTTAAGAACATCCAAGCCGGATGCGAGCTGTACAAGCAAGCCAAGGAATCCTTTGTTGAGATTAAGGCAACGGCTGACCAAGTCATTGAAATTGGAAAAGAGGTTCATGGCTTTTGGAATCAACTGCTGTCATTCTTTGGCGGCAAACCAAAGCCAGCCGCCAAAGCAAAGCCTCTGGCGAAAAAGAAGCAAGCCTATGTCGCAGTTGATGAGACACAAGTCAAGATTGACATTGTCAGAAACCTGACCGAGTTTTTTAAGCTACAAGAACAACTGGCCGCGCACATCAGGGAGGAAGAAGAGAAAAGCCAAACTGTCTATGACCCTGATCAAAACCTCATGGAAGCTGCCTTAAAGCGTGTGATGGCGCAGCAAGAGATGGACAGGCTGGTGATTCAAATCCGAGAGACTATGGTGTATCAGTCACCGCCAGAGATGGGCGCACTGTACTCCGAAGTCTTCAAGATGCGCGAAGTCATCTCAGAGGAACAGGAAAAAGCTAGACTCAAGGAGGAGGCGAAGAAGAGGCAAGACAGATGGCTACACCGTCAAGAGGAAAGAAACCTGCAAGCCAAGTTGGCAGCAGTGGTGGCGACTTCTATATTCCTCCTCTACCTGTGGCTGTGGCTGTGGTTCGTAAGTCACTGGGGGAAGAGATGATCGGATGGATTGCGGCTTGCGTACTGATTGCCTTGCTATTGCCTTTGTTGGCCATGCTGTACCTCGATGTCTTGGAGACAAAGAACGAGGCCAAGCAGCAGATCGAAAAGGTGGAAGCATTGCGTAAAAAGATCGAGCAAAAGGAAAGGGACAAAGATGAGTAAGCAACTGGAAAAAGATTCTGAATTCAACAAGTTTGATACTGACCATGATGGCGTTGTGACTGACAGCGAACTAGCACGGTCCGAGCGCATGATCACCATCGAGAACATGGACAAGATGGCTGACCAGCAGAGCATCATGGCGTGGGCTGCCTTGGTTTTTCCTCCCGTCATCATTGCGTACATGGCTTCCGAGCTAGTGACGCTGGAGAAGGTTAATGCGCTGAACGGTTTGGCCACCACCTACTGCGCCGCCATGGGAACGATTGTGGTGGCATTCATGGCGGCACAGGCGTATGTCAGGGGCAAGGCTGAGTCATGACGATATTTAACCCTTGGGTGATTCTTGGCTTTGTGCTGGCCATGGGTACTGCTTTCAGCGGTGGATACTACAAGGGTAAAGATTCAGAATATCAGCGCCAACAACTTGAGATTGCCGCGCTCAACGCCAAGGCGCGTGAGACTGAGCAAGCGATGGCAAAGGTAGCGCAGACATACGGTGACACATTACGAAAGGCGAACAATGTTGCAAAGGCTAAAGAAAATCAGTTGCGTGCTGATCTCAACTCTGGTGCTCTCAAGCTGCGGCTTCCTGTCAAAGCGCCCACCTGCCCAAGCGTTCCAGTGCCCGAAACCGCCACCGTTGCCAGCGGAAGTGACAGCGGAGAAGCAAGAGCCGAATCTGGTGGATCGGTTGATGTCGCTGCCGATCTTCTCCAGATCGCCGCCGATGGAGATGCCGCCATCAGGAAACTGAATACCTGTCTTGAAGCCTACGAAACCATAAGGAACACCAAATGAACTTGACCGCCAACTTCTCTCTGCATGAACTCAGCAAATCCGAAACCGCATTGCGGATGGGCTTTGACAATACGCCAGATGATGAGGCCACCGAGAATCTGCGACTGCTGTGCGAGAAGGTATTGCAGCCAGTGCGTGACCATTACGGCAAAGGCGTGAAGGTGAATTCTGCTTACCGTTCACCGGAGTCAAATGCGGCGGTTGGCGGCTCTAAGACCTCTGACCATTGCAAGGGTATGGCGGCTGATATTGAGATACCTGGCGTGGCCAATGCTGACCTTGCACAGTGGATCATGGACAACCTTGAGTACACGCAGTTGATCTTGGAGTTTTACACGCCAGGTATTCCTGATTCCGGATGGGTTCATGTGTCCTATGACCCGAACAACCTGAAAAAGCAAGAGTTGACCGCCACCAAGGTTGCCGGTAAGACTACCTACTTGAACGGCTTGGTGGCATAAACCATGGCACTTAACCTTGATCAGCAGATAACGCCACCAACACCGCCAAACCTTGGCGCGGCTGATGTTGCCTACGATCAGGGTTTCTTCACGCAATCCTTTGGCGGCTTGAATACCTACTTCAGCAAGCTGGCAGCGTTGTTCTCAGCGTTGTTCGGCAGGCGTGGTGGCAAGTGGATCAACTCGCCATATGGTGGCTTTCAGGACTCCACAGACCAGACTGCGGCCAACACCACCACAGCCTACGCCGTCACCTTTGACACCACCGATTTCAGTAATGGCGTTACCTTGTCCAATTCATCAAGGCTCAATGTCACCACCAATGATGGTCAAGATGTGGATGTGTGGTTTCGCAAGAACGGCACAAACATCGACAATTCAAACAGCAGGTTTCATGCTGTGGCAAGAAAATCTTCTGGCGACCCATCTCACTTAATTGCCTCTCTCAACTTCTTTGTCAGTTTGGCGGCAAATGACTATGTGGAGATCATGTGGCGGCCAACAGATATTGGTGTCAGCCTTGAGCACTTTGCCGCCAGCAGTACCCCAACCAGACCGGCAATACCGTCAGTGATTGCCACACTTTCATTCGTGTCCAATCTGTCAGTAGAAACCGCATAATTCAGCCATGGCACTCATACCTCTCAAAATCCCTGCTGGCGTGTATCGCAACGGTACTGAGTATCAGTCTGCCGGACGCTGGTATGACGCAAATCTTGTGCGTTGGTACGAAAACACACTCAGACCCATTGGCGGCTGGCGTAAGAAGTCGGACACCGCACTGACAGGCTTATGCCGTGGAATATTGACTTGGAGAACGAATTCCGGTGCGCGGTACATTGCTGCTGCTACGCAGTCCAAGCTCTACGCCATGGACGAAAACAATGTGATCAAAGAGATCACGCCAACAGGTATTGCATCTGGCCGCGCTGATGCCGTCAGTGGCACAGGCTATGGCTACAACACCTATGGCTCATTTGCTTATGGCGTGGCGCGTCC